ATGTTCTATAATTGCTCAAAGTTGACTAGCGTTCCCGCGTTGGACGTGAGCAACGTCACGAATATGAATTCTATGTTCAGTGGTTGCTCTTCCTTGAAATCCATCCTTATGACGGGTATGAAGGTTTCTTTCAACATCTCCGCGTCAACGAAATTCGAGGAAAGCGACTTGGTCACAATCTTAAACAACCTAGCGAGCGTTACTTCAACCCAAACGGTGACGATGGGTTCAACCAACCTAGCGAAGTTGACGGACGAGGAAAAGGCGATCGCGACCAACAAGGGTTGGACTTTAGCATAAGGAGGAATGAAACATGACTTTTTACAAAGCGAACCGCAAACTCGTTTCCTTAACGGGTTACCTGAAATCCCAAGAGGGGTCGGTTTTAGAAAGCCCGATTTACCTCGGGATTTATGACGCGAAGGAAAACTACGAGGAAGCGACAAAGGAAGACTACGAAGCCTACTTGAAGGCGGAAGAAACCAAAGCGGAAGAGACGAACCGAAATGCGATTTGAAAGCCTTCCGCAATTTTATCGTTCTAAGGAATGGGCGGATTGCAAGGCTTACGTCTTGGCCGAGCGCATGAATGGCGGTGTCGTCTATTGCGAGCATTGCCATTCTCCAATCTTGAAATCGTTCAACCCGAACGAACGGAACAACAAGATGGCGATGGTCTTCCACCACAAAACCTATTTGACTTTGGCGAACGTGAACGACGCGAACGTTTCAATCAATCCCGCGAACATCGCCATCCTCCACTGGAAGTGCCACAACGAGGTCCACGGCCGATTCGGCTTCGGAACCAACCAAAGGCCAGAGAAGAAGGTCTACCTCGTGACGGGCGCTCCGTTCTCGGGGAAACGCGAATGGGTGGACCAAAGAATCCAAGCGGGCGACATCCTTCTTGACATCGATTCCATTTGGGAATGCCTAAGCGGACAGCCGATGAGGTCGAAGCCGAACCAACTGAAGCCAGCGGTGTTCCAAGTCCGCTCGCTCATGAAGGACATGATCGCCAAAGGAACTGGCACGTGGCGGAACGCCTTCGTCGTGGAATGCCTATCCACGCCTAGGGACATAGACACCGAGGCGAACCGTTACCGAGCGCACAACGTGGAGATCGTCACGATGGAAGCCACGGAAGCGGAATGCCTAGACCGATTGCGAATGGAGAAAAACGGAATCGACGAAAAGGAATACGCGAAATACATAGCCGACTATTTCCGATCGAGGTGATAGACCACCCCCCTTACTCGAATTCGAAATCGACGCGAGGGTACTGCACGGGGGGGAGGTCAAAAACGCACGGGGCGAAAATTTGAAATTTCTTCCCGAACGAAAAACCTAGAAAAAAGAAGAACGGAAAAAAATTAGAATAATTCCGCGAGGAAAACGAAGGAAAGGAGGGGGATTCGGATGGAAAGCAGATACGAAGAACTTAAAAGCGCGATCAGCGAAGTGAAGGAGCCGAAGAAGTCCTTCATCCTTTCGCTTCTCAAGGATTTTTGCTGGCTCGAGGAACAAATCGACGCGCTGCGGAGGTTCCCGCGATACGTCATCGACGAGAAGAACCCGAAGCGACAAGCCAAACTTCCAGTACACGACATGCTGAAGGACTACCAAGCCCAAAAGGACGACATCGCTACCAAGGTGCTGCGATCGCTCGACGGGGAGGCCGAGGGGCAAAGCGAACTCGCTCGAATCCTCGCTGGTTTCGACAAATGAATTCGTTCATCAAAGAATACGCGGATGCCATCGAACGCGGATGGGTCGAAATCGAGGGCGAGAGGACAAGGCTGGTCGTCGGCTCGAAGGTAAAGAAGGCCGTGGGAATCCTCCTCGGGTACATGGAAGACCCGAGAATCAAATTCGAACCTACCGAGGCCCACCGAAGAATCAAATTCCAAGAAACGTGCTGCCTTCAGGGGTACGCCCCGTATTACAACCAACCGATTCGGCTCATGCTTTGGCAAAAGGCCTTCTTCGAGGCGTTATACGGTTTCTACGAAGCCGAAACTGGGCACCTGCTAATCCAAGAGGCCCTATTGGAAGTGGGGCGGAAGAACGGAAAGAGCACCATGATCGCGGCGGACGCCGCCACCGACCTATTCATCGGGCAGGGCGGGGTCAACATCTGCTGCTGCTCGAACGACGACCGACAAGCGAAGCAAATCTGGCGGGAATGCGCTGGAATGAGGGCGCGTCTCGACGTCAAGGACGAAATCACGTCCAACAGCCTCATCGAAATCAGGAACGACCTCAAGAACATCACCATTTTGAGGCTTTCGAGCAAAACCCAGAACAAGGACGGCTTCAACTTCGTCAAAACATACCAAGACGAGGCCCACGACTGCAAGGACGACGAAATCGCCGAGGCGTGCCAGAGGTCCATGTCCACCCACGACGAGCACCTATTCGTCACCGTCAGCACGAACGGATTCCTCAACGGAATGTACTTCGACAAGAAACTCGAATACGCGAACGCGTGGCTCAACGGGGAAGTGGAAGATCTCCACTACCTGCCTTTTTTGTATGAGCAGGACGACGAGGCCGAGGTTTGGGGTGGGGACCGAGACATGTGGCAGAAGGCGAACCCGTCCTTAATCTACGGAGTCAAAAAGTGGTCGTTCATCGAGCAATCGATAAAGAGGGCCCAAATCGACAAGGAAAGCCGAATGCACATGCTGACGAAGGACTTCAACATAAAAGTCAGCAACTCCAAGGCGTGGCTAACGCTCGAGGAATACGACTACGACCAAGAGCCGTTCACGCTCCGCGACTTCGAGAACTCGGTCGCTTTGGGCTCGGTCGACTTGTCCGACTGCGGCGACTTGACCGTGGCCGAAATCCTATTGATGAAGCCGAACGACGGAACCAAGTACGTGGTCGCCCAGTTCTTCATCCCCGAAAGCAAACTCAACGACAAGGACAACGGCGCGAAGTACAAAGAGTGGAGCGCCGCGATCAATCCCCAAACTGGGGAGCCTTACGTCATCGTCATCAAGGGGAACAAAATAAACCAAAAGAACGTGGCGGATTGGTTCCAAAGGTTGCGCGAGCGATTCTCAATCGAAACCGTCTGCATAGGATACGACCGATGGCACTCAGACGTCTTCCTCATGTGGTGCGACCGAAAGACTGGCTACGGGTTCAACGCGATTCCCATTCCCCAAATGCCGAGGGTCATGAGTTACCCGATGAAAACGGTCGAGAGGGACTTGAACGCGAGGCTCGTCAATTACGGCAACAACCCCGTGATGAAATACTGCTTCGCCAACATGTCCGCTAAAATCGTCGGCGACCTCATCATGCCCGAGAAAATCGACGGACAATACTCGCGGAAAATCGACGGGGTCGTGGCGCTCATTATCCTTTACGCGACACTTGAGAAAAACGAATTGCAATTTTATAATTATATAGAGGTGAAAAATGGCTAAGGAAACGTGGCTTACAAAACTATTCAAGCCAAAGGGAAAGAGCAAGCAGGGAACCTTCAGCGAAGCCCTGTCCATCAAAGGCTACGAGCCCACATTTTCGTCTTTCGGATCTTCCGTTTTCTACAGCGACGTGGTCTACAGCGCGCTGGCGATGAAGGCGCGGTTCTTCGCGAAGTTGGAACCTCGGCACGTCCGAGACGAGTCGGGACGTTTGCAAACGGTCGCGGACAGCGACATAGCGAAACTTTTGAGGAACCCGAACGAGTACCAAACGACCTACGACTTTTTGTATCAGGCGTTCTTCATCAGAGAGTTGCAGGACAACTGCTTCATCTACCCCGACTACTTCGTGACCAATTCGGGAACGCGAAAATACACGGGTCTTTACATCCTGCTGCCGAGCGAGACACCGAAGGTCTACGACGACGGCACGGGCGAACTGAAAATCGGGTTCAAAATCGACGGATACCGCGAGGAAATCATCTTCAAACTGAACGAGATCGCGATTTGGAAGAACAACATCGAGGACGCCACCTTCTTGGGCGGCGGAAAATACTCGAAGAACGCAAGCAAAGACCTGCTCTCAAGCCTTGAGGCATACCACCAAATCAAGCAAAGCATCGCGGAGGCCTCGAAACTCGCATGCACGTTCGACGGCATCATCAAAATCAACGCCCTATCGGGGGAATACGAGCGGAACAAGAAAGTCCGCGACCAATTCATCCAAGACCTGAGGGAAGGCAAAAGCGGAATCGGCGTCTTGGACGCTGGCACCGAGTACGAGCCGTTGAGCCGAAGCCTGAAAACGGTGGACGCCTCGACCTTGCAGGAAATCAAGGAGAACGTCCTGATCCACACGGGCGTGACGATCGAGATGCTCATGGGCAAGTTCACCAGCGAGGACAAGGAGGCGTTCTATGAGAACGTCATCGAGCCCGCGGCGGTGAGCCTCGGGCAGGCGCTGACGAAATGCTTTTTCTCGCAATGGCAGCAAACGCACGGCGACGAAATCGTTTTGTACCCGCACAAAATCCAATTGATGAACACGAGCGAAATCGTCTCCATCATCGGCACGACCATCACGGCTGGCGTGTTCACCATCGACGAATACCGAGAAATGCTCGGATACGCGCCCCTCGAGAACGGGGAAGGCAACGCTAGACCCCGAGGATTCAATAATTTGGACGGGGCGACGGAGGTAACCGAATGAAAAAGAAAGAACTAAAACCGAAGGAAACCAGACTTTACAAAGAAGGCCTGACGATCAGGGCGGAAGGCGAAGGCGAAGCGAAGATGGTCGTCGAAGGCTATCCGATCGTCTTCGACCAAGAGACCTACATCGACTGCGGGTTCGACGGATGGTACGAAAAAGTCGACCGAAACGCGTTCGCCGAAGCGGACATGTCCGACGTCTGCCTCAAATACAACCACAACGACGACTTCTTCATCCTCGCGAGGACGAGGAACGAATCGCTCACCCTTACGATCGACGAACACGGCGTGTTCATGCACGCGGAACTCATCGACACGACCCAGAACCGCGACGTCTACAAGATGGTGCAAAGCGGATTGCTTAAAGAAGGATCGTTCGCCTTCACCGTCAGCGACTGGGAGGAGGAAATCATCGACGGGGAGACACACCGAACCATCAAGGGAATCGGGAAACTCTTCGACGTCGCCATCTGCCCGAACGGGGCATATGACCAAACAGAGATTTACGCGAGGTCCTACAATTTGCTGGAGAGCAAGAAAAAGGAAAAGGCGGAGGCCGACAATCGCGTGAACATAACGCGGATGAGAAACCGCAACAAAATCAAAATCATGAAAGGAATTTGAAAATGAAACTCAAAGAATTTCTCAAGCAAATGAGAGCCAAATGCGACGACGAACTCGAAGCGCTCAAGGCCCGACTCGACGAACTCGAGAAAATCAACGAGCAAAGCGATGACGAGGAAGAACTCAAGGCCGCGGGCGAGGAACTCGACGCCCTCAAGGCCAAGAAAGCCGAACTCGAAGCCGAACTCGCCGACATCGACGCCCAAATCAAGGCGATCGAAGGGGACGAGCCAGCCCCCGCGGAACAACAACCGCAAAGAAAGGCATTCATCAAAATGGAGGAAAGAACGATGCCAGAAAAAGAAAAAATCGAAGAACGCGCCAAAGCGTTCAAGAAAAGCGGAGCCATGACAATCGAAGCCCGAGCGCTCCTCGTCAGCAGCGGAACCATCGCCACCCCGACTGAAGTGAACGGAATCAACGAACTCAGCGGAACCGTGTCCTCGATCGTCGACTTGGTCGACGTCCAAAACGCGGAAGGCATGGGCTCCAACGTCGTAGCCTATGAATACTCCGCGCCCAAAGGCGGAATCACCATCGAGGGAAAAACGTACTCGGAAGGCGACACCGTGTTTGACAAAAAGACCATCGCGCCCGAAAAAGTCACCATCATCTCTTACATTTCTGAAGAAGTGACGAATCAATCTCCGCTCGACTACGAAGGCAAAGTAAAGCGCAACGCGTTGAACGCCCTCCGCAAAAAGGTCAGCGAATACATCGTCGGCAAAATCGTGGCCTCCGACCTCAAGGTCGCCAAGACCATCGCGGCAATCGACGATAAGACCCTCCGCAACATCGCCCTCGCCTACGGCGGCGACGAAGAGGTGGACGGCTCCGCGACCTTGGTCCTCAACAAGGCCACCCTCGTGAAACTCGGCGACGTCCGCGGAACCAGCGAGAAAAAGGCGATTTACGAAATCACCCCCGACGCTGGCAACCCAAACACTGGCGTCATCAAGGACGGCGGACTAGCGGTCAATTACGTCCTCAACGGCAACGTGTCCGACGACACCTTAATCTACGGACAACTCGGCAAGTTCGAACTCGACCTCTTCAGCGAATACAAAATCAAGGTCAGCGAAGACTTCCGTTTCAGCGAGGGACTTCTCGCTATCCGCGGTTCCGTGCAAATCGGCGGCGACGTCGTCTACAAGGACGGCTTCATCGTCGCGAGCGTGAGCGCCTAATCATTCGAAAAAAGCACGGCCTCGGGTTTCTCATCTCCTTTCTCGGGGCCGTGCCTTAATTAGGAGGCAAAAATGGAACAAATCGAAATCATCAAAAACATGGCCAACCTCGCGGACAGCGGGCAAGACGAATTCGTCAAAGACTGGACTGGACTCGCGAAGGCGGTTCTTTACGAACAAGGCGTTTCGATGAAATACATCGAGAGCGAAGAAGCCTCCTACGTTTTGGCGAAGGCAGTCACCGACCTAATCGAGGACGGCGACCTCTCGAACACGACGAAGCAACTCGTCGCATCGCTTCGGGTCAACCACCCGCGGGAGGAGGATGCCGATGTATAAGCCAGCGAACGTCCGCGAATTCGTGACGCCAGCGCTCCACAAAAAGCCAGTCAGCGAAACGGTGAACGGGCGAACCCAAAAGCGCTTCGAATATGCTCCGAACCCGAACCTTCGGGGGAAGTTCAAACTCAAGGGCACGAGCGAGGTGACCGCTAACGGCCTCACGGTCGTCAACGACAAAACCACGTTCACCACGTGGTGGAAGCAAGACTTCGAGGCTGGCGACGTCCTCTCAATCGGTGGAATCGATTACCAAATCATCGGCACCCCCGAAAACGTGGAAAAGCGCGGCCGTTACGCCGTGCTCAACCTCGAGAGAATCGGGGGAGGCGCCTGATGGCCAACAAAGCGAGTTTGGACCTATCCAAGTTCGAGGACTGGGCCGACGAGATCAGCAGGGAATACGGAGACGACAAACTACTCGAGGTGGCGACCGAAGTCATCGAGGAAAGCCGAAAGTTCGTCAATGGGGAAATCGGGAAGGCGCTGAAAAAAAGCAAATTCTCCTTCGACAAAGGCGACCGAGGCTCCCAAGGCAAGACGAGGGAATCGCTCATCGATGTCTCCAAGATGCCCGTCGAGGTCGTCGGCAAGCGCGTGACGGCGTACGCTGGCGTGGACTTGAAGGAAGCGCCAGAGGCCCTGATCCTCGCGATCGATGGAAGCCCAAAGCAGGGCAAGGACACCCAACTGTCCAACGCGGTGCGCGTCAAGGGGTCGACTAAAAAGCGCCTCGAGGAAATGCAATCCGAAATATTCTCAAGCGCGCTGCGCAAATGAAAGGAGCGAACATGGTCAACGTATTCGAAGACTTGGGGACGCTCGGGAAAAAGGCATACGCGGAGGGCGACGCGCCCGACGAACTGCCATCCGAGTTCTACACGGTTTCCGAGGACTACACGGGGGACAACCTGCACGCGGACAACCGAGCGCTGGAAATCTCCTACGAGTTCACGATCACCTATTACACGAAAGACGCGGGAAGCCTTTACCAAGGAATCCTTGACGCGAAAAACGCCCTCATGAAAAAGGGCTATGTACTATCGGGCGTCGGGCGTGGCGCAACGTCATACAAAGACTGGTACGCACGTTCCATCGACGCCGTCAAAATCGAAAATTTAGAAAGGAACTAAAACAATGGCAAAGCAATACAGAGGCTGCTCAAAATTAGTCTATTCCATCGTCACCGAAACCGCCGACGGAGTCACCTACGGCCCCGTCAAGGAACTCGCGCCAGTCAAGTCAATCTCCCGCGACATCGCGAGCGACAGCGAGGACGTCTGGGCCGACAACACCCTCCAGCAAAAAACCTACGCTGGAAGCAAAGTGACCCGTTCGTTCGACACCACCCGAATCCTCCCCGAGGTCGAGGCGGAACTCCTCGGGAACACGGTCATCACCGCGGGGACCAAAAAGGCCTACGCGACCGACCCGAACGGATCGAATCGCCCCTACGTGGCCATCGGGTACGCCCTCCACGACGGGGACGCCGACAATCCCTGCGAACTCGTTTGGGCGTTCAAGGGCAAGGTTAACTCCATCACCAAATCGTCCAACACCATCGACGACGGCACTGGCTCCGAGGGGCAAACCGTGGAAATCGAATTCACCGCGCCCCGCGACGCCTTCACCAAAACTGGGAAGCGCAATCTTGACATCGCGCTCGCGGTCGAGGAAACCGCCGACGTCGCGAAGTGGTTCGCCAAGGTCATCACCCCAGACAACATCGAAGCCGAACTGGCTTAAACAACCTAAAAAGGAGATGGAAAAATGAACGCGCAACTCAAAATCTACGCCGACTGCACGAGCGAGGAGCCGACCAAGGTCTACACCTGCCGACGTCTGCTCTTCAAAACGAGCAAGGAAATCAACTCGCTCGCGGAGAAACTCCAAGGCAAATCCGAAGAGGAGCAAATCGCGATCAACATCCAAGTGATCAAAACGATTTTCCCCGACTTCCAAGACGAGGAGTTCGATTTCATCGACCCAGTCGAATGGGTCAGATTCGTGAACGAAATCGGGCAGGAAACCGCCAAAATCGTCGGACAAGCGCAAAAAAACTGATTGAGGGAGGCGTGAAACTAAGCGCCTCCCCCGTTTTGGATAAGTCGACGGATGAAACCTACTTCGACATCCTCGACAGGCTCTGCGGAAGGTTCATGGCGTTGTCCCCGTTCGAGGTTTTGAACTCGCCGACCGACGAGGTATACAACTTATACGTTCAGGCGGTCATCCACGACTCGAGGGAAAAGAAAAAAGGCAAAAAACAAGACGAGTGGGTCACTTCGAAGACCGCGACGTGGCATTAGAGGAGGAAAAGTAAAATGGCCGAAAACGAAAGGGCTATCACCACATATTTCAGGGCCGACATCTCCGATTTCAGCGCGTCGACCCAACAACTAAACCGTTACATCAAGACGGTCAATTCCGAATTCGCGAACGCCACCGCGGGCATGGGAAAGTGGAGCGACAACGCCGACGGGCTGACCGCGAAACTGATGCAACTCAACGGAATCCTCGAAGCCCAAAAGAGGAAACTCGCTTCTCTCGAGGAGGAATACGCCGACTTGGTGGCCCAAGGAAAAGGGAACACCAAGGAAGCCCAAGCCCTCACGATCCAAATCAACCAGCAAAGCGCGGCGGTCAAGAAAACCGAAAAGGACATCGAGGGATATTCCGAATCGTTGGAGGAACTGAAAGGCAAGGGCGTCAAAACGAGGGAAGAACTCGAGAAACTCAAAAAGACCAACGAAGACCTCAAATCCAGCGCGAAGGAACTGGGAGGAAACGTCCTCAAGGGAATGGCCGTCGGGCTCGCTGGCGTGGCTGCCGCCGCGGTCGGGGCCCTCAAGGGCCTTTCTTCCATCGTCGAGGAGACCAAGGAACTCCGCACCCAGATGGGCCAGATCGAGACTGGCTTCACCACCGCTGGGCTTTCCGCGAAGGACGCGGAGAAGACCTACGGGGAACTTTTCTCCGTCCTAGGGGACAGCGGGAAGGCCACGGAGGCATCCATGCATCTCGGCCAACTCGCGAAGAGCGAGCAGGAACTCGAGGACTACACGAACGTCCTCACTGGCGTTTACGCCACGTTCGGCGACAGTCTCCCGATCGAAGGCCTAGCAGAGGCAATCAACCACACCGCCAAACTCTCTGGCGAAAGCGCCGCCGTCCAAGGCGTGCTCGCGGACGCGTTGGAATGGGGAGGGGTCAACGTAGACGAGTTTAACGAAAAACTCCAAGGACTGAACACCGAGGAGGAGAGAAGCCAACTCATCAGCGAGACCCTAAACGGAATCTACGGCGACACGGCCACCGCGTACAAAGAGGTCAACAAGGACGTCATCGCGGCGAACGAGGCCCAAAACTCGTACAATCAGGCGATGGCGGACATCGGCGAGAAGGCCCAGCCCATCATCACGAGTTTCAAGACCTCGATGGTCGAGGTTCTCCAAACCGTCCTAGCCAAATTCAACGAGGTGGACATCGCAGGACTCGTGGGCAAAATCTCCGAAGCAATCCAAGTGTTGGTCACCACCGTCCTGCCCCCTTTGATGTCCGCGGTGACGTGGATTCTAAATAATCTGAACTGGCTCGCGCCTTTGCTCGGCACGGTCATCGGGTTAATCGGGGGAATCGCCGCGGGAATTAAGATTTACAACGGGGTAGTCCAAATCGCCAAAACCGTCCAACTGGCGTGGAACCTCGCGATGAGCGCCAACCCAATCGGAATCGTAATCACCGCGATCGGCCTGCTCGTGGCGGCTTTCGTAACGCTTTGGAACAAATGCGAGGGATTCCGAAACTTCTGGCTGAACATGTGGGAGGGAATCAAAACGGCGGCCAAGGCCGCGGCCGACTTCATCGGCGGTATTTTCTCCACCATCATGAACACCATCAAAGGAGTCATCAACGGAGTCATCTCGGTAATCAACGGCGCCATCGGGGCGATAAACAAAATCAGCGTGACCGTCCCAGACTGGGTGCCAGAGTTCGGGGGAAAGAAGTTCGGGTTCAACATCCCGAAAATACCGATGCTCGCGGAAGGCGGAGTCGTGTCCAAACCTACGCTCGCTATGGTCGGCGAGGCTGGCAAGGAAGCGGTTCTTCCTTTGGAGGAAAACACCGCGTGGATCGACAAACTCGCTGAAAAACTCGCTGGCAAGGTTATGCCGAGCCAAACGACGACCAACAACTTCAATTACACTTTCAAAGGCCTTGAAACGAGCAAACTAGCGCTCCACAAGGCCCAACTAGAGACAAAGAGAATCGTGGGAGGGAAATAGAATGAAACTTACATTGACCAACAAAAACGGCCAAACGCTCGACCTCCTCGGGAACGCCGACAAGTTCATTCTTTACAAGGCCGAGGCGCTGCACGGAATCGACACGGACATCAAAGAGACCGAAAGCCCTTATCTGGACGGCTCGATCGTCGAGAGCGTCAAGGCGCTCCCGAGGGAAATCGAACTCGGCTTCAAAATCGTCGGGGACGTGAAGGAAAGCATCGACTTTTTCTGCCAATACGTCAAATCAAAGCAGCGCGTAACTTTGTCGATGGAAGAAGGGGGAAAGGAAATCTCCATCGTGGGAATCGCCACGATCCCGCCTTATTCTCGGATGTCGCAATCATGCGAAATCACCCTCACCATTTACTGCTCACAGCCTTACTGGGAGGACATCGAGAAAGTGGTCGGGGAAATCGCCATTGCGATCAGCCTTCTTTATTTCCCAGTAGAAGGCCAGTTTTTCACGCCAACGGGAAGACCGTTCGGCGCGCTGGACACCAAACTGGAAAAGTCTTTCAACAACGACGGGGACACCGCGGTCGGCATGACCATCAGGATAACGGCGCTTTCGGCAATCAAAAACCCGAGAATCTCATGCTCGACGGGCGAGCAAAACGGGTGGTGGATGCAGGTCAACGCCAGCCTTGAGGAGAGCGACGAAATCGAAATCAACACCGCCAAAGGCAACAAATATGTGACGATCAACGGGAAAACCGAATACAACGGCACCCCAGTTTTGAGCCTTCTCGAATTCAACGGTAACGACTGGCTCCAACTCGAAACGGGCGAAAACACCTTCAACGTAAGCGCGTCCGACGGCGTGGAAAGCGCGTTTTTCACCATTTCTTACAAGAGGAAATACGAATGATTCCATATATCGAGATTTTGGACAAATACACGAGGAAGGCGCTGGCGCTCGTCGAGCCGTCGGAATTCTGGTTCGAACTTTCGTATTACGGAGTGGGCGAATTCGAGATTTACGCGAGGGCTTCTAAGGAAAACCTAAACGCATTGAAAAAAGGCAACTGGGCCAAAATCCCGAACAAGCCATACGTTTGGTTGATTGAGGAAATATCCTACGAGTTCGACGCGGAGGGCTCGCGGATGGTCAGCGCGAAAGGGCGCGAGGCGAAATCCATCCTCAGCAAGCGAATCATCAGAAAGCAAACCGAACTGCCGAAAGACTTGACAAGCGCGGTTTTCGCATTGGTGAAGGAAAACGCCAGCGAGGACGCGTTGATCGAGTCGCGGAGGATAAAAGGCTTCCTCGCCAAAGAAGCCGATTACACCGAAAGCCTCACGAACACGCAAGCGACGCGGGGCGATTTGGGCGAATTCGTCAACTCGCTTCTGAAGTCGTTCAAATGGGGTTCCATCGTTTACATGGGAAACGAATACTTATATTTCATCGCTTACAAAGGCGAGGACAAAACCAACCGCGTCAAATTCTCGCAATCGATGGACAACTTGCTCAAAACCGAATACCGAACGGACGACTCGGACAAGCGAACGAATTCCCTAGTCGTTTCGACGGTCGACGACACCGACTTCGAAAACGAAGTGGACAAGGGAGCGACGGGAATCGACCGAAGCGAAATCCTCATCGAGAGCAGCCTCTCGACCGAGTACACGCCAGAAGGCGCGACCGAGCCAGTCAAACTGGATCCAGCCAACCCAGAAAAGCCAGAGGACAAGGCCCTATACTTGTCTTGGCTCAAAGAGGAAGGGCGGCTCAAACTTTACGACCACCAAACCGAAGAGGAAATCGGCGGCGAAATAGACCTAATCAATTCTGGCCTCGAATTCGGGAAGGACTTCTTCCTCGGCGACGTCGTGAGAATCCAAGACGAATACTTCGGGTTCTACAAAGACGCGAGGATCACGAAGTTCACTTTCAAGCAAGGCGCGGACGGCTACGGCGAAGAGGCCGAATACGGAGACGAATAGTGGTGCGTAAATCCGCGAATCAGAATATAATATCGGCGAGGGAAAACACATGAGCATCGAAAGCCTAATTCTTACAATCATCTCAATCACGATCGCGTTTTTAAGCCTCGTCCTTTCAGCGTACTTTTCGACGAAGAAGGCGAGGGGCGAAGCCAACGAGAAAGACCGTGAGCACGTTCGCTTCATGCAGCGGATCGAGGACAAACTCGACTCCACGAACGTGGGAATCAACCAACTCCGCGAAAAGGTCATCACGATTGATAGCAACGTCTGCGACATCCAAAACAAGTTGGCGGAGCAGGAGCAGCGAATCAAACACCTAGAGAAAGAAGTCTTCAAAAAATAAGGAGGAAGAAAAATGGACTGGGCTGAAATCGGCACGCAGGTAATCTTGGGAATCGTCGGGGCGGTCATCAGCGGCCTCGGGATTTTAATCACCTACCTAATCAACAAATACATCAAAAATGACAAACTGAAAACCATCCTCAATTCGTTGAACGAACTCGTTAGGAATTCGGTCCTCGAAATCCAGCAAACCTACGTCGACTCGCTTAAGAAGGGCGGTATGTTCGACGAGGAGGCCCAGAAAGAGGCCCTAGCGCGTTGTTTGGATGTCATCAACACTAATATGCCCAAAGACGTGAAAGAATGGCTGGACGCCAACGTGGGCGACGTGGAGGCGTACCTCAAAGGGTTGATCGAGGCGCAAATCGGGTCGATGAGAATCGGAGGGAAATGAAATGGCCGAGAAATCTCTTTTCTTCAACGCACTTCCGTCAAGCGAGACGGAAACTGGCTACGACCGCAACTACAACGCGGACGACATCAGCGACTGGCTGTCCGTCGTTTTCGAGACTGGCGTCGTGAAGACCGACGCGGAAGGCGGCGAGCCCGTCGGGCTTAAGGCCGTGGCGACTGGCGGGATGACGGTCGGCGTCAACGCTGGCAAGGCTTCAGTCAAAGGCAAAATGTACGTCAACACAAGCCGAAAATCGTTCACGGTGCCTACCGCTCCGACTGGGAGCGCCTCGCGCTACGACCTCATCGTATTGAAATCCGACGCCTCGATCGGGGCTCGGAAAATCTCTTTGGAATACCGAACTGGGACCAGCGCCGCGCCGACGGTCGCGAACCTCGAAAGAACCGAAACCGTACACGAACTGCTCATCGCCTACGTCGAGGTGAAGCCGAACGCGACCAGCGTTTCCCAAACCGACGTCAAGGACACCAGAGGCGATAAGGACCTCTGCCCTTGGCACACCGCGGTAAAAGGATACGACGACTACTACGACGCGATCGTACAAAGGCACGAGAGCGCCGTTACTATCACTGGAACCACCGCGGTGGCGGTTTCTGAACTGCCGAGCAAACTATACGATTCCGTTTATTCCGTCGTTTCCGTTTACACGAACGGAATCAAGGAAGACGAATCCAACTACTCGGTTGGCGAATCTTCTGGGTATATTTCCGTTACGTTCGCGAGCCAGAAGGCTGCTGGAAGCAAAATCTCCTTCGTCCTCGACAACTTCATCGACGGGGAAGGCATGAGCACGGCTCTGGCAGATTACGCGCAATGGAAGGAAGCGGTCGCCAAACTGGAAGAGGCGAACGAATACACCTACGTCTGCAACGGAGTCAACGACAACGTTTTAATCGGGAACATCGTAAGGGCGTATTTGCAAGGGGGCACCGATTACGGAACCGCGAAAATCAAAGTCGTCGGGAACATCGGCATGACCGCGCCAGCGTACGGAGACGGCACGAGCGCGACCCCTTACGGCTGGTTCAATTTCAACATCGAAAGCAACAGAAACGCGATAGTCGATTTTTCCGATTGCGGTCAAATCGCCCCGACCATCGCTGGCGGAACGTACAACAACATATTCCACTCGAACAACGGCATCCACGTCATCGGAGCCAACGTCGTCGTTTCGAACACGGACGCTGGCACAATCGTCCGAATCGTAAACACCACTAGCGGGGTGGTCAAATTCGAGAATTGCCGTTTTTACGTCACGGCTTACCAAGACAGCCTAATCGCGATCCGCGGGACGTTCATCAATTGCCGAGGCTCCGTCGCGAACGTGATCAACAACTCCTATTGCTTCCTCCCGTCCTCTAACGGGGTGGTCAAAATCATCGGTGGGGAATATTACGCGTACACTGGCGACAGCGCGAAGCAAAGCGCCATCGTGGGGCAAAGCGGGGCGGAGGCGGTCAGCGTCCTATACGGGGTAAGCGCGCCGACAAGCGCGAGAAGCGGTTACTACCAGACCCACTCGCTAATTCAATTCGCTGGCGGAGGCATGATGAACTGCACGGACTTAATCAGCGAACTTACGCTTTCGGTGACGTCTGGAATCAGCAACATCCGCGGAACGATCGCGAAAAGCAAAAAAGACGTCTGGTGAATCCAAAGGGGCGACGGCCAAAACGGCGTCGCTCTTTTTTTGCGCAAACATTCAAATATAACATAAATATAACACTTTCGTCGATGTCAAAACTTGGAAATGAAGATAATCCTTAATTATCTTGATTTACGAAACGGCGCATTTACAAACAAAACGATAAGAAGCCGAAGCATCGTGTTTTGTCAAGAAATATGCTCAAAAGTGAAGATAGTACCTAATTATCTTTACTTAATAAAAACTGAATATTTGGAATAGTTTTAGACGTAGACACAAAAGAATGGATTTCGACGAAGATGTAAACGAAACGGCGCATAAAACGCAAAAACGAAACCGCTCAAGGAAAGCGGCTTTTTCATTCATCGTTCTCCAAGTACAGCCTCATTATTTCCTTGTAAATTCGCGCTTTCTTCTCGGCTGGGATGTCCTTATTCTCGAAAAGCATTTTTGCGCGTGAAACGAGGTTATATATGTCATCGTCCTCGACGGTGAAGTATTCCATTGACACTCCGAGCACATCCGCGATCATCCTCAAGTCCTTCAGGTGAGGGGTCCTGCGGCCGATTTCGTAATTGCTGACGGTGGCCCGTTGGACGCCGAGTTTGTCGGCGAGTTGCTGCTGGGTCAAACCGCGGGTCTTCCTCAAAACCTTAATTTTTTGGCATATGTTGTCGTTTTCCAAAATTTACACCCCGATTTTTACGAACGTTTGTGCTAATATAATTAACATAAACGAAACATTTTTTACTAACATAACACAAAAACGCGACATTGCGCAACATTTTAGAAGGAGTGTTTTTTTATGTTCAAAAATATCGCAATATTTGAAAAAGAAAGTGAAGTAAATAAGGGGGAATTGTGGCAACAATTTGAACTAATCACATACCTTGCGAAAATGGGAGAGATAACGTTGAACGAATTGGAGACATACGCTGGAAAACTATTCATAGAATTGGAAAAGGGAGCGTGACGAACATGAAAATAGCGATCAACATGGGCCACACGAAAATCGGAACGGGGACTGGCGCAGCCAAGTACCTGAACGAAAGCGTAGAAACTAGGAAAATAGGATACGATGTACTGAAACTTTTGGCCGACACGAAACACGAGGCCGTCCCAGTGGTTTTCGACAAATCAAGCAACAACCTGAAAGAGGCCGTCGACTTGGCGAACGCGGAAAACGCCGACTTGTTCTTATCGGTCCACCTAAACGCTGGCGGAGGACAAGGATGCGAAGCCTACACTTGGCAAGGGAAGAAGACGAAAGAAGCGGTCGCGGTCCTGAACAACCTAAGCAAACTCGGATTCAAAAACAGAGGCGTGAAAAACGGCTCTGGCCTCTACGTAATCAAAAACACGAAGATGAACGCCGTTCTTGTCGAGGTTTGCTTCGTCGACAGCGAAACCGACCGCGATTTATTCAATAAGGCGGGATACGGGAAAATCGCGAAGGCGATAGTGGACGCTTTATGATTTTTTGTGAATTAAATGCGTCATATCGTAAACAAATTTTATAGAAAAGAAAAATATTCGTTGCATTTGTAAAAAAATGTAACTAAAATTTAAGAGAAGAAAGGAGGAAAGCGAATGGAAAGAACAAAACTCAAAATCAAACGCGTCGAAAAGCGATTGACCCAAAAGCAAGTGGCCGAAGCCATCGGCGTCACCGTCCCGATGTACTCGTTGATCGAGAACGGAAAGCGAAAAGGATCAATCGAACAATGGGACAAAATCCGCGAAATCTTCAACATGACTTACGAAGAAGCGTGGAACTTGATGCTAGGTTGACGATAAATCGCCAAACGGAAAACACACAAAGGAGAAAAAAGTGAACATCTACGAAAAACTGAGCAAAATCACCGCGGAACTCAGCGCGGTCGCCAAAAACCTCGAAGTCGGCGTCGGCCAAGCGAAATACAAGGCCGTCGGCGAGGCGGACGTCCTTCGGGCGGTCAAGCCACTTGAGGAAAAATACGGAGTTTATTCCTATCCGCATTCGAGAACGATCGTCGAAAGCGGCACGATCGAATCGACTAACTACAAAGGCGAAGTCAAAAAATCGCTCTTCGAGAGAATCGAAGTCGTGTACCGATTCGTCAACATCGAAAAGCCAGACGAATTCATCGACATCACGTCATACGGCGACGGAATCGACACTGGCGACAAGTCGGTGGGAAAGGCCATGACCTACGCCGACAAGTACGCTTTATTGAAAGCATACAAAATCATCACTGGCGACGACCCCGACCAAGAGGCGAGCCAAGACCTGAAAGGCTCCCAAACCAAGAAAGCGCCGTTGGACGCCAAATTGCTCGCCAAATGCGATGAACTCAAAATCGAACTTCCGAAAGTAGCGGTCTACTACCGAAAGAAAGTAGACGACCTCACAAACGCCGACCTCGAAAAATGCATTGAACAAAAGGAGAGAAGAAAATGATCGAATTCGACAGCGAAACCCACACCTACACGGACGGTGGGAAAAAACTCATCAGCGTCACCCAACTCATGCGCAAGCACGGCCTCGCGCCAGACTACTCTGGTGTTCCTTCAGAAGCCCTGATCGCGGCGGCGAAAAGGGGAACACTCGTCCACAAGGAAATCGAAGACTACGTGAAGAAAGGCGAAATCGGGTTCACCAAAGAAGTGGAAGCGTTCATGGTTTATTGTGAATCACACTTCGCCGAACCAATCAAAAGCGAGTTCATCGTACACAACGACATCGTCGCTGGCCAAGTCGACCTTCTGCTGAAAGAAATCGACGGTGAAATCGTAATCGCCGACGTCAAGACGACTTCAACACTGCACAAAGAAGCCGTCTCTTGGCAACTATCAATCTACGCCTATTTGAGCGGTATCGAAATCACCAAGGCGCAGGCGTTCCACTTCGACAAATGCGGGGAGTTGAAAGTCGTCGACATCCCGTTCAAGCCCAAGGCGGAAATCGAGGCCCTATTCGACGCCGAGCGCGAAGGCAAAATCTACAAGCGCGAACTCGTCGGAATCGACGCGAACACCCTCGCGGACTTGGCGGAGGCCGAACGCGTCATCGTCTCTATGAACCAATACCTCAAGGAAGCCGAGGAAAGGGCCAAATCCATCAGAGAGGCCGTCATGAAAGCCATGGCCGAAAACGGCGTGAAGACTTTCGAGAACGACCGCTTGAAAATCACCTACGTCGAGCCGTCCACGCGAACCACGTTGGACTCGGCTCGGCTCAAGAAGGAAGAGCCCGAAATCGCCAAGAAATACGAAAAGCAATCGACGACGAAGGCAAGCCTTCGAATCACGATAAAAGGAGAATGAAAAATGAAACAAGAAAACCTCGAAATCGTCCTCGACGCTCTCGCGCAAAGAATCAAGAGCCTCGAAACCGACGTCTTTTTGAAAGATTACAAAATCCAAGACCTCGAAAAGAAACTCAAGGAAGCGGAGGAGAAGAAAAGTGAATAAGGTCATCATTTCGGGAAACCTCTGCCGAGACGTCGAACTCCGCCAAACCAATGGCGGAAAAAGCGTGGTCAACAACTGCGTTGCGGTTTCACGCGACCGCAAGGAAGAGGACGGATCGCGAAAGGCCGACTTCATCAACATCGTCGTTTTTGGGCACTCGGCCGAGTATTTGGCCAAATACTCCAAAAAAGGCGACCGCGTCGAAATCGCTGGCCGTTGGCAGGTTCGAACCTACGAAACGGAAAAAGGCACCCAAACAGCCAACGAGTGCGTCGTCGAAAGCATCAGCGCGTACTCGCAAACCAAAAACGACGAACCGAAACCAGTGAATGACGAACAAAAACCAGTGAATGACGAAAGAATCGGAACGAAGCCAGCGGTCTGGGAAAACCCCGACGACCTTCCGTTCTAAAAAAAGGTGAGGCGATAACACTTAAAACACCATTCAACAAAAGGAGAAAAAACCAATGGCAAAAATCAAAAAAATACACAACATGGTATACAGCGCTCTGGTGGACTTCCCGTCTTCCAGAGGGGACAACTTCATCCTCATCTTGAAGGTTCTAGAGAACTTCGTCACGCCTTCGATGTCACTGGAGGCCGTAATGACGAACCACGCGATCCTCGGAATCCCGAGCATCGAGACCATCACTCGGTGCCGTCGGAAAATCCAAGCCGAGCACCCCGAACTCACGAACGAGGAAATCAAGGAAATCCGCGAAAAAGAGGAAATGGAGTTCATAAACTATGCGATCGATTCTAAGCAATGAGCGGAAATGCTACATTTGCGGCTCCGTACGATGGCTTGAACTCCACCACGTCTTCGGAGGACCAAACCGAAAGAAAAGCACGAAATACGGCCTAGTGGTCTATTTGTGCCACCACTGCCACAACGAACCGCCGAACGGCGTCCATTTCAACCGAAAGACGATGGACTGGCTGCGCGCCAAAGGCCAACAGGCCTTCATGGAGAAATACCCGAACGAGGACTTCGTGAAGATTTTCGGGAGGAATTATTTATGACAGAGTTCAAGGCAATGGGAAAGCCGAGGATCGCGGTGCTTCTCGACAACCGCGTGGAGGTAACCTTCACCACAACGGCTGGCGCGCTCAAAGACCTAGAGGGAATCAAGGACAAGGAATCAACCGTGACCGTCAAGGAGTTCTCAAAGCGGAGGAGCCTAAGCCAGAACGCTTATTTATGGGTATTGCTCGACCAAATCGGACAAAAGATAGGACAAAGCAAGGAATACGTGTATAAAACCTACGTCAAGGATTACGGAACATTCGAAATCCTGCCGATTAAGAACGAGGCGGCAGAAACCTTCAAACGGAGATGGGGCAAAAACGGCCTCGGGTGGTTTTGCGAGGACTTGGGCGAGAGCAAAATCGGAGGTTACACAAAACTCGTGGCGTACTACGGAACGAGCACGTACACAAAGGAGGAGATGAAAAGGATCCTCGACGCGGTCGTTAGGGACTGCGAGGAAATGGGCATAAGCGCTATGTCAATGGCCGACATCATGCTTTTGAGGAACGAAAATGGTTAAACCGATTTTATACGACGAAATAAAAAAATATGGCGCGTGTTGTTCGAATTGCATTTGCAAAAACGAATGCGAAAGCCATAATGAAATACAGAAAAAACACTACGATTACGATTGGATATGCGGAAATTGGAAGTTGGACAAAAACGCCAAAGTCCAATTATCTTTATTCGATTTTAAAGATGAATGACGAACGTGCCGTTTCGTAGGCAAAATTATTGAAAACGTTTCGAATCGGCGTTATTATTGAAACGTGCCTCGCTGCAGTGGTCGGCAACGAGCGCGGAAACAACGAGGCATAAAGCCCCAACGAAAGCCACCGACCACAAAGGCGAGTAGTTGGGGTTTTTTCATAACAAAGGAGAATGAACGATGGCGATAATGAGAGTCCACAAAAACGCGAATTACACCGTGATGAGTAACAACCACTTCAAGGAAAAGGAGATGTCTTTGAAGGCGAAAGGGCTTTTGTCGCTGATGCTTTCGCTCCCAGACGACTGGGACTATTCAATCAACGGGCTGGCGACTTTGTCCAAAGACGGAAAGCACTCGGTCATGGAAGCGCTCAAAGAACTGGAGCGTTTCGGGTATTTGATCCGCGTGCGCATAACCAATGAGAAAGGCCAATTCAAAGGCTACGATTACGACATATTCGAGCACCCAGTGAAAGTGGAAAGTTATCCACAAACGGATGTGGAAAACCCAGTCGTGGACGATGATGTAAACGGGCCGAGTTACGCTTCTCCGAATTCGGGAAAACCGTATTCCGAAAATCCGAATACGGATAATCGAACACAATTAAATACTAAAGAATCAAGTACTGAAGAAATTAATTACGTAAAAAATAAAGATAGAATAGATAGAATAGATAAAAGAAAATCCGCGGAATTTTCCTTGAAAGAACCTTCTCCTTTTTCAAAGGAATTAATAAAAGCAGGATACATAGAAAAAGAAGACTTGAGAATCGGTGAATACAACGAGTTATTCAATAGACTGATAGAGGAAAACGGATTCGAACTAACGAGATCATGCCTATGGTATTTCATTAAGCAGCACAAATGGCGTGATGGAAAGGACGACAACGGAGAAGAAGTGGAAAACAGATTCGCGTACTTCAAGACATCCATGGAGAACGGAATCCGCAGGGTTGGCCACGTGAACGAATGGTCCAAACAGTTAGAAGAATTATGGGGATAAAACAAATAGAAACGGGTGAAGAATTTGGAAATAACGAAAATAAAAATCGAAGAGTTGAAGCCATACGGGGGAAACGCGAAGAAACACCCGCCTGAGCAGGTGGAACAAATCAAAGAATCCATTCGGTATTACGGAATGAACGACCCAATCGCGATCGACGAAAACAACGTGGTCATCGAGGGGCACGGTCGCTTAATGGCCTTGAAGGAACTGGGATACGAAGATGCCGAATGCATCCGAATCGAGGGCCTGACGGAAGAACAGAAGAACGCATACCGCCTCGTCCACAACAAACTGACGATGAACACCGACTTTGATTTCGGAATGCTGGAGGAAGAGTTGAAACGATTGGACGGTTTCGGCGTCGACGTCGACAAATTCGGATTCGACGGGCCAAAGCGAGAAGAAAAGGAGCGTAAAGAACGCAAAGATTTGAGCGACCAAATAAACGAAATTTACGAGGTCATAATAGAGTGCGGAAACGAAACGGAGCAGCAGGAAGCGTTTGAGCGTTTGAGCGAGGAGGGTTACGTTTGCCGAGTTTTGACATTGTGAAGGAAATAAAACCAAACAAAACGTTCAGGGTGTCGAGCGTGATAAACAACTTCGATTTGGATTTGGAACACGTGCAAGAGCGTTTCTCTGGAACCATCAACATCGAAAACGAAGAGTGGAACGTCGGTTTGATCGTTGGTGGTTCGGGCACTGGCAAAAGCACAATCGCGAAAGAAATATTCAAGAACCTATATTTCGATTCTTTCGAATACGGGGCGCCTTCGGTCATCGACGACATGCCGAAGGGAAAATCGGTGAAAGAGATAGAAAAGGCGTTCACAAGCGTGGGATTCGCCAGCCCTCCGAGTTGGCTTAAGCCTTACGGCGTCTTGTCCAACGGGGAAAAAATGCGCGTCGACTTGGCGCGCAACATCCTAGAGGAAAAGGATTTGATTGTTTTCGACGAGTTTACGAGCGTAGTCAATCGGGAAGTCGCGAAAACCTCATCCTACGCGATTTCAAAAGCGGTCAAAAGATTGAATAAAAAGTTCGTCGCGATCGCTTGCCATCGTGACATCATCGAATGGCTCGAACCCGATTGGGTTTACGACACGGACGAACGACGTTTTTTTACACGCGGGGAAAGTACAACCGCCCCGAAATCGAAATTTCAATATATAGGGTTGACAACGAAATTAAAAGCGAAGTTTGGAACGTTTTTAGGAAATACCACTATTTGAGCGATGAATTGCACAAGGCGAGCGAGCAATACGTAGGAATCGCGAACGGCGAAATCGTTTGCCACACGGGAATCATCCATTTCCCATTGAAGAAAGGGGCGAAAAGGGTGCATAGGCTCGTCGTTTTGCCCGACTACCAAGGAATAGGCATAGGCACGACGTTCATAAAAGAAGTAGCGAAAACCATAACGGAAAGGGGATTCGAGTTGAATTTGACGACGACGACGCCATCGCTTGTCAACGCCTTGAAAAAGGACGGAGAGTGGACATTGGCACGTTATGGCAGGGTAAAAGGCAGTTTGGGAAGCCTTAACGGAAAAAAGCATTTGGAGAATTCGTCCAGCCGAAAACGCGTGACCTACAGTTTTTGGTATAATGCGAAAACCGACAAAACCAAAAGAATGGAAGGGCGAAAATGAACTATTTCACGATAAAAAGAAAACTTCCGAGCCTAAACGATTACATAAGGGCGTGCAGGGCAAACAAATACCAAGGAGCGAAATTCAAGGCCGAGATTGAAGAAGCCATAAGTTTGGCGATCGGATCAGCGCAAGCGGCCGAAACGTTGCGCAAGCCAGAAGGAAAAGTGATCGTAAACATTGAATGGCACGAAAAGACCAAGAAGCGCGATGCGGACAACATCGCCAGCGCCAAAAAATTCATTCTCGACGCGTTGGTCAAAAACGGAATACTGGAGGACGACGGAAGGAAATACGTTGTCGGTTTTCATGACACGATCGTAGACGACAAAGAAGACTACGTCCAAGTAGAACTAATAGATTTATAGCAAGGAGGAGCAAAATCCCTCCTTTTTTTGTGCCGTTTTGTTTGCATCTTGTAAAATTAATTAACGATTTGTGTTGCTTTATTGTATTTTATCCTTTATAATTGGTAGTACCAGGAAAGGAAAAGAACATGGGAAACCTAATCCGCTGCATCTTGTATGCGCTCGGCCTCGTGAACACTTGTAAATGGCGGGGACATGAATACTGGAGGTTCTGATGAAAAAGCAAACGAGAATCAACGAGGCGACGACTCGACTCACAAATAAAGAGTTCGCGTTCGTCCAAAGGAAAGCCAAAGAGCGAGAGTTGTCTTTGAGCCAATACATAAGGACGCTCATATTAGACGAAATTGAAAGGTGGAAATAATGAAAACTCACACATTGAAAATCAGGAAAATCTACGCTACCGCGATTTTGTACGGCCAAAAGACCTTCGAAATCCGAGAGAACGACCGTAACTTCAAAGTTGGAGACCACGTGAAATTCATCGTTGTGGACGATGACCTGAAAATACCTAACGAATACGAAATCACATACGTTCTCAAAGACGTGCCGAACTACGGACTGAAAAAAGGCTATTGCGTGTTCACCATCAAGAAAATACCGCAATGACGAAGGAGGATGTGAAAAATGGACGAAATCAATGCTTTCGATTTCGACAAGGCGTGGAAATATAAAAAACCGAATAAAGGGGAGGAAGCGACGAAGGTCAAAACGAAGAAATCCGTAAACAGGCACCTCTATAAAAGGATCGCGTCTGAACTGGCCCTCGAGGAAGAGTTGGACTGGCACTTCGAAAAAGGATGTTCGTACCATTGCATAAGTTTCGGCGACATCGACAGCCTCTCTTATTTGAGATTCATAGTGAAGCAACAGAAACTGAAATACGTCGCGATCTCGACTTGGGTGATGGCTTCGGCCGACATCGAGGAAATGGAAAAGTGGTTCGACAAAGGCCTAGTAAAGAAAATGGATTTCTACGTCGGCGAAATATTCCAAGGATCATACTCGGCCGAATTCAAAAAACTCAAGGACCTGCAGAAAAAGACGGGCGGTCGCGTCGCGATTTTCAGGAACCACAGCAAAGTGATGGTCGGATTCGGGGAGAGGTTCGACTTCGTCATCGAGAGCAGCGCGAACGTCAACACCAATCCGAGGTGCGAGCAAACGTGCATAACGATCGACGATGGGCTGGCGCTTTTTTACAAAGGGTTCTTCGACGAGATAAAGGCATTCAACAAGGAAGATTGCAAAGGCTGGAAACCGTTCGAATTGTAGAAAAGAGGGTAAAAAAGCCCTCCTTTTTTAGTGTCTCTTTGTTTACAAAAAATAAAAAAAATTAACGAAAAGTATTTACACAAAGTGGAAAATGAGTATAATCTTAATTGTAAGGGGAAGGAAAAAACCTTACGAATAAGGAGAAAAGAAAATGAGAATCTCGTTAGCCTACCGCCTCTGGAAAGAAGGGAAGATCCAAGCTACGAAGGAACAAATGTCCAAACTTTGGGAAGCCTTCGAACACCTCAACCCATATCGCTACGAAGACCGCCTCATCGGCGACGCCTACGTCAATCGCCAAAGAAAATATTTCGAGGGGGACGAAGAGGACAAGGAAGACTTCGTCAACACCTTCAACCTCTTCTTCGAACGCGATGCGGCCGAACCCGACCACGACCACACCTACTTGCTTAAATAAAAGGAGAAAACGAAATGGTAACCTACAACCAAAACGGATACGTCGGACAATCGATGAGCGTCCGAGCCAAGCAGGCCTACGATATGGGCGAAAAGCCATTGTCCAAATGGACGAAGGCCGACATCCTCGAAGGGCTTCCATCGATCGCCGCAAGCCTCAAGAAATTCAACCTCAAAACCCTCCGCGAATACTGCCTCGAAAGAACCTCTTGGCACCATACGGGGAAGTTCGCCAACAAAACCGACTTCTACAGCATCAAGGATCCCGAGGACATCGAAGTTTCGGAAATCGTCGAAATCAAACCCGAGCCGAAGAAGAAGGAAGACGGCGACGGCCTCCGCTACCACGGACACTACATCGAAAAGGAATACCACCCATACTCCCGTTGGAACCGCGTGAAGGAAACGAGGGTCGACTTCAAGAACGCGACCCGAAAAGGGGATTGGCTCATTCTCGAAAGCGGCCAAAAGAAGAAATTCGCAAACTGCGTGATCGAGCGCACGACAAAGCGGAAAATCAAATAACCAAGAAGAGGGGAAACCCTCTTTTTTCTTTGCCGTTGAGACTTTTTCCAAAGTGATATAAAATAATTATATCAAGATAATGAAAAGGTGAGGGAAATGGGAGCAGGGCGGAAAAGCAAATACGAAGAATGCGTTAAGCCGCACCTCGAAGAAATCAACAAGAAAATCAGGCAAGGCGTGACCGAGGAAAGCATCGCGCAAAGCCTCGGCATCAGCGTGGCCACACTTAACAACTACAAAAACAAACACCCCGAATTCAAAGAGGCGCTTAGCAAGGGCAAGGGCGCGGACGTCCTCCAGAAGTTAATCAACGCGGGGGTCGAGGCCGCCTGCGGTTACTACAAGGAGAACGAGACCACGACGATTATCCTCGACGAGAGCGGCCAACCGTCGAAAAGACAAAAGACCATCACGAAAACGTGGTACCCGCCAAACCCAGTGCTCAACAAGTTCTACGCGTTGAACTTCGGTAAAGAGGAGGGAATCGCCTCCGATCCTCTGGATTACGAGATGAGGAAGGCGAAGCAACAACTGGACGAGGCAATGGCCAAGGGAAAAACTTGGTACATCGGAGAAGATAATTAGAATTTTTAAAGGACTATAGGAGGAAAGGCATGAACTACGTCATCGACGATAATAACAACCGCATCGAAGCCTTCGACAAAGAGGAGACTTTAGCCGTTTTGGAAAAGGCGATCGAGGACGGCAGCCTCGCTGGAATCACCGCGGACTCGGCCTTCGTGACCAAACTCAAATGCTGCGTCACGGGGAAAACCAACAAGGTCGGATTCGTCACCCAAGCAAAATACAACGAGATGGCTACCGCTGGCACATTGGAACCGAACGCCCTCTATTTCATCATCGACGACACGACCTGCGAGGACCTGCAAAGCGACTGGGCGAGCGCAAGCGAAGGACTCGCCGACCACGAAGCGCGGCTCCAATACCAAGCCACGTCCATCGAACAAGTGAAAAAATCGATGGAATACAAAGCGGACGAGAGCGCGGTTTATTTAGTCGAGCAAAAAGGGCTTTACAGCGCGTTATTCTCGTTCGTCGGCGACTTGGCCACGTGCACGGACGGCATCTACAAAGGCTTCGCGACTTCTGGCACGGGAACGCTCGCGAGGAAAACCGAATGGACGGCTTTCGTGACCACTGGATCGGGCGGGCAATTCGCCTCGCTCATCGCCCAAGATTCCTTTTACACGAGCGACCCGAATAATAACGACATGGATTTGTACATCGCCTACGGAAGCAAGAACACGGCTTTCGAGAAACTCCCCAGAATGTCGGACGTCAGCGCGAAAAGCGACAGGCCCACGTCCATCTCGACTTCTTCGACCATTTCTAAAAAAGGCCTTTACGCTTTGGTCATCCAAATCGCGAGCGGTGAAACTTACGTGACCGCGATGGCTTCGGTGTACGACTTGTCCAAGACGATTCGGGCAGTCTGGGAAGGCAGCGACGTCAGCAACTACGTGAAATACAACGGGAGCACCAAGAAATTCGAAAGCGAAAACTCTTACTACACAATCGTAGACATCCGCCTAGTCGCGGAATATTGAGGAGGGGAATAAATGGCTTACTATAACGGAAAAAAGGTCTTGGCCGTTTGCAAATTCTCGCCCGAAGTACCATCATACGAAGGCGAATACACCATCACGGAGAACGGAACGTATTCGACAAGCGGTTTCAAGATGGATCAAGACTTGGTCGTTTCGGTTGATGGTGGCGGTACGTTGAAGGCTCTCCTTGACGCGACACAAAGTTGCAATTACCTATTTCGAAATTACAATGGAAATAGCGTTGATGGTCTTATTTCCTATGCCGACACGAGCAACGTAACGAATATGTCTAATATGTTCCAAAATTGCTCATGGTTGACCACCATTCCCGCGTTGGACGTTAGCAAAGTAACTGCTATGTCTAATATGTTCTATTATTGCTCATCGTTGACCGCCATTCCCGAGTTAGACACGAGCAACGTAACGAATATGAGCGCCATGTTCAATAATTGCTCATCGTTGACCGCCATTCCCGCGTTGGACGTGAGCAACGTCACGAATATGTCTTATATGTTCTATAATTGCTCATCGTTGACCGCAATTTCCTTTCTAGGATCTTCTAACGTCACGAATACGGCTTATATGTTCTATAATTGCTCAAAGTTGACTAGCGTTCCCGCGTTGGACGTGAGCAACGTCACGAATATGAATTCTATGTTCAGTGGTTGCTCTTCCTTGAAATCCATCCTTATGACGGGTAT